TATTTCCTCATTACTAATGATACGCTTTTATTAAGACTATTTGGTATTCTTTCCGATCATTTATCATTATTAACTAAACATAAAATGTGTTTAAAAATCAAGGTATCAATAACTATCTATGAAATAAATAAAATCTAGCTTTACCATTAGTTGGATGATAATGATTTACTTAAGGTGCTTTATTAAGTTATTTTCAAGTAAATTAATTATAATTAATAATGATATAGCAAAATTTTAATGCACTAGAGTGAACAAAAAATAAAGAATTTATAAATAGCTAAATGCTTTTGTTAGTTAACTCAAAATAATTAAAATACGTTGTGAATCAATACCATTTATGAAATTAACAATATTAAAAATTTCTATTTTAAAAATTTGAGGCGTATATAATCGAGTTGTTCCATCAAACTTAAAAATATTTTTTACTTTGCGAAATCAAGATTTACTTAATGCACTAGAATTGGTAAAAAAACAAAACTATTTACTTAGATTCTAATTAGATGCAATAACGCTTTATTCAAAGTATAGATCACAGAAAACCAACTTTAAACTAGTACGGGACAACTATTTATTATCAAGAATTCTTATGGCGTCCCCTACAGGATTAAAATCAATGGGGTAATATATTGAATGTTTTAGATATATTTTTGATGTAAAAATAAAATACCGAAAAAAATACCGAAAAACACCGGAATTTTATTTCTATAATAAAACCCTCATTGCAATATAGCCGAGGGCTTACATTGGAACTTAGACGCATATAATTATACTATTGACTAATTAAATTTCAATCTATCCGCGTCAAATTTCAGTAAATTGTAAATAATATAGCGAAGTCTATAAATTTTAGTGCTAAATAATAAATTTTAGGATGCGCTATGTTTTTCCTATCTAAACTATTTAAATCAACAAAACATCAAAGTGTAAATAACTGACTAGATGAATAGAAAAATGGAAATTGTATCGTATACATCTAAAATCTATTGTTACAAATAAATTAGATATTGAATTACTCTTAAAGCCCGCTTAGGGCTTTTCAGGGAATACCGCATTAACATCTGACGCATCAACACGAGTTAATAATATGCGATATTTTTTCCATTGTTTTAGCTGTTCCTCTTCATTAGATTCTTGCATATCTAGATCGATAATATCCTGAAGCACCGCTATTTTTTCATTGGCTTCATTAATTAACGCTGTTTTTATAACTTGATTTTGGTATTGAATATCTTCTGGTTTTGGCTTAATTAATTTTAAAGCCTCTTTTTCTGTTATCGCAATTTGTTCATGCGGAATAAACTCGTCTTGAGAGCCGTCATCGCAGTACGCATAAACTTGATTATTAGTATCTTTATAATATTTCATGATTTCACCTCAACTCGTCCCACGCAGTTAAATTCCCGCCTCCAGTTACTCTATATGTACACCCTGCGGGAATTGGCATATACATTGTTACATTTTTTGTGCTGCCGCTGCCGGACCCGCCAGCAGTCGCATAAAATTCCATTTCATTAATGAATAGTCGCATATCTATTGCAGTCCCAGACCAGCCATGTTGAAACGAGATTCTCACGAAAATAGTTTGCCCTGTTGTATTTGTATAAACTACATTTGCGGCGCGTTGCGATATTACGTTATACCAATTTTGCTGGCGTGGTAAAAACGAACTGATATTTGAGGACGTAATTTGCTCAACCCACGGAGACCACGTGTTTGGTGCGTCTCTGTAAGTTCTTACAAATTGACGTACAGAGTAATAATCAGTATAAATTTGCACGCACCCTTCAATGCCGTCTCCACCAGTTTGAGTTACGATCAATGATCCAGCAGCAGAAAGCGGATAATTATTTTGTGCTGTCGCAAATTCATTCATATTTTGCAAATAGACACCATGGCGCGTTGCTTTGATATTATTCAGGTTTTCATTGTTTAAATAACCTTGAAATCGATATGCGTATTTCTCGACATTTGCGCTAGTAATTGATTCAATCCATTGTTGTTTTCCTGAGTTTTTAGTATCTGCTCGATAATAAATACGCGGAGCATTCCCACTAACAACTGATAGCTGCTCAATTTTCCAATTTTGATTTTCTGTCGGCAGTATCATTAGTGACGCTGACGCGGGGGTCGGATGCGGCGAATTTGTGACTTTTGATGAATTTGTGCCGTAAAATCCACTATTTAAATGTTCATCAAAATTTGTAACTTCTGCGCCAGTTTGACCGCCAATCCCGTAATCGCCAGTTTTTAAAACTGGTTTGCCGTTGATAGTAACGCTATTAATATTTTCGAAATTCCAAATACTACTATCATAATTGTATCGCAGCTTAGATTTCCAAAGGTCAGACTCTGCATCGCAAAACATAAAACCAAAACTACGACTGCCGGTGCGCACAACCATTTTTGCACCGCTTTCATATTTGAATTTTATACCTGCGGCGCTAGCATTAAATTGTAATTGACCGGACATTTCATCGCCTGATTTTTTCACTGCATTAGATGCTAGATCGTATGCAATTTTCACAGCTTTCGGTGTAGCCGCTTCTGTTTCTGATGTGCTATTTGTTGATGAGCTTAATTGTACTTTACCGATTTGATTAGTGCTGGCATTTGGTATTTCAGCCTGTGTTTTTTTCCATTTAGTTGTGCTTGATGTAGGTATTGAATTTTCGTTTTTAACTATTGAAGTATATAACACGCCGTTGTATTTAATAATAGCGTTTACTGGATAAGTGACTTTCTCACTCCATTCCGGCACGCCCTGTTGTAATAAATACAGCATATTTTTATCAATGCGGTTAAATGCACCGTTCATCCATTCCATTGGTGGTTTCGAGCCTGTTTGCTCAATAGTTATCCCCCACCCTCTGCTCACATCTGGAAAGTCCGAAACTTCGCCTTTTTTCGCAGATTCGGCAAAAATTAAACAATCTGGTTTTTCTTGAATTTTCATTAATTAATTCCTATTTCTTGAAGTCGTACAAATTTACCTATATTGAATCCATATGATTTTTCATCATGAGAAAACCCGAACGGATTGTTATTGATTAAAACAACATATTGATACATAACACCAACCGGCCGGACCAAAATATCCAATTTGCTAATTGCATATAGTGTCAATGAATTAAGCTGATCGCTATTTACTAGTACGTTCATCGTCATATTTTGGGAATCAATAATATTCCCATGTTTGCCAATCACGAATTTAATTGAATTAACAATGTTTGATATTTCGCCAGTTTGGTAGTTTTTGGTTATGCGCGCTTTAATAAAAAAACGATAGTCGTTGTCATTTAAAACGACTGATGAGTGTAATGCATCACCATTTCTATAAAACTCACCAACATTGAATGAAAGCGCAGTGTTGTCTTCCAACCAACCGAAATACTCTTTGGCAATAGCTGTTGGTAAAACTCGAAATGCACCAACATGACGACCGACTAAATCAAGCGCATAGCCTGTCGCTTTGTCAATATTAAGAATATCTGCTAATTGAACAACATTTTTAAACGTGTTATCGGTTTCTGCGTAGATAGCTCTAATCGTGCCCAGAGCCTTTGGCTTTGTTCGATACTGCCAAATAATGAATTTTTCTCTATTCAATTAGCACCTCAACACTATTTATCTTTGCATATTCTCTATAACCGATATTTGCTATATTTGAGCCGTTAACCGTAAGTTCTTTAATATAGAATCCGTCAACTAAATTAATGCTCGAAATAATGCGCGATGCATAAACATTCTCGCCAATTTCAAAATCCAAACTCTTTAAATTAGTTTTGATTTGCTCAGTATTGATATCGTTAAATGATTTATAACGACCAATTATCATTGAGACGTTGATATCGACCTTTTTGGGTCTATCGAAATAAACTCTACGCGGTATACCATCTAATAAATAAGAGGATTCAATTTGACCATATAACCCACATCCACCAATTTTCTTTTTAGTAATAACTTCCGCTATTTTTTCATCAGCTCCACCCAAAATAACAGCGTTAAATGAGTGAGCAGGCACACATTTTTCATCTGTTTTATTCGTATAATTTTCATATACAACGCATTTCGTAACGCCTGTTATATTCATTAGTGCGGATTGAATGCCTTGGCGGTCATCATAGTTATTAATTGAATGGGATAACATGAAACGCTTTAATAATTGCGCATCTGTTTCTTCATCAACACCACCATAACTTTTAGTATTCGCAGTGACTTTATCTACACCAATGATTATTGTACTTGGCGTGAACTCGTCCATTTCATTAACAGTGTAATTACCGAGTTCTAACGACCTGAATTTGACGCGAGCGCTACCTAAATTGTTTAACGTTATTGATTCTGTCGTAACCCATTTATTTTTATTCTTATCTATATAAATAGAATTGTTAGGTATTGTCGTTTTTAAAGAACCCGTAAAAATAACTTCATCAATATAAGAATATGATGCCGTGATTCGTGTTATCCCTGCGTACATTGCTCGCTGTTCTAACCATTGACCCGTCGCTTGATACGGGTCTAACATCTGGACAATAAACGAAACAGCTTGATGAATGTTTGCAAGCTCTTGTGAAAATAACCCTAATAATTGACCGTCAGGCGTATCGCTATCGAGATTGACGTCATCACCGTATATCGATTTAAATGCAGCAACTAATCTTTCTTGAATTGTATAGATATCATCGATTTCAATACCTTTTTCACTTATTTGTAACATTGAATGATGCCTCGTTGGTTTTATTGAATTTATCGGTATATGTGATTTGAATTAGAAATTGTCGAGTGTCGCTATCTAACAAAATGTCGAAACTATCGATATTTACAACGCCATCAACTTTAAAAACTTCTGTTCTTACATCAATTTCTAGTTGTTTTGTATTAGGGTTTTTAGTTAGATAATCAAACCATGCTATACCATCCTCACGATTTAAAAACCAATCTCTTTTTAATGCTAATAACTTGGTTTTTACGCATTGCGCTATTGCATCAGAATAATCTAAATAGTTACCTAAACCGTGCCCAAACGTCCAATCGTGATTATTATCTAAGCCTCTAACTATCATGTCGGTGCTCCTGTTTTATCATTGCCACTTTTTACATCTGTGTGCGTGTGCGTATTCAAATCAATACCTTTATTGGTTTTAACATCCTGAGCCGTTATCGTGCCAGAGCTATTTGTATTACCATCTGTTTGATTGTAGCTACCGATTTGATTCGTATTTCCCTCATGCTCAATATTCCCTTTTATATAGATTGTTCCATTTGTAAGCCTTATATGTGTCGATCCGTCGTCAGTTTGCATCGAAAGGCCATCATGATAAAAATCAGGTATTTTGTTTGGCACGCTATTGCAACCAACTATAAAAAAACCGTCGCTGAGGTCGTTAATTCGATTATCAAGCGGTTTTGACGCATTACCCGAAGCGAACCAACCGTCTATGCAACGACTCGAAAAGATAACAAGCCCCTCATCGCCTGCTTTTATGGGTACGGTTATGCAAAATCCACCCGCATGTGGGAATTGAGCTGGCACATCAACTAATGGAGGGATTGAAATTTCCTCACCATTGGATAGCACTCTGTTAATCATGGGTTTACATTGAACTGTATGACCATCAAACGAAATAACTTTTGCTGGCAGTGCGGTATAAACATTTGATTGTGCGCGTTTTATTTGATTTTCAACCGCGTCAAATAGTGAATCTGTCATAAATTACCTAATAAAAAATTATTGATTTATGTGTATATGTGTGTATAATTGTTTTCAGGTTAGGAGGTAAACATGAAATCAACTGACCTAATAAAAGAACTTACTAATGCAGGATGTGTTCTGAAACGAGTTAGAGGTAGTCATCATATGTTTTACTCGCCAATAACTAATAAAACGTTTCCAGTGCCTCATCCAAAATCGGATTTACCGATTGGCACAGTAAGATCAATCAAAAAATCGGCGGGGCTTTTATAGCCCGCCACCTTTGGAGGTATTATGTTTTTTACTCTTGGCATTGAAACACCGAACGATAGCGACACAGCTTACGGCATTGTAGTGCCTGCGTTATGTGATAATAAATATAGTTGTTATTCTGCAGCCGACAAAGAAAGCGATATTCCAGCAATGGCAACAGAAGCTATCTTGTTAACTGTGCAAGATATGATTGAATCAGGCGATTATGATGTCAAAGATATTCATAATGATCATGTCTCGTATAAAAATAACAATGAGTACGCTCATTGCGATACGTGGGTCATTATTGATGTTGATTTGTCATCATTTGTTGGTAAACAAAAAAGAATTAATATCACATTGCCAGATATTCTTATCGATAGAATAGATAACGCAGTTAAGGCGCCAAACTCTTTTTATAAAGATCGAAGTAATTTTTTGGCTGAAGCAGCTATTAATGAGTTGGCAGCACAAAACAAAACGCGTTGATGAATTTCCCTCAAAAATTTATTTAGACAATAAAAAACCGCCTACTCGGCGGTAAACATGGACGGAATGGTTCAATTTCATATCAACTGTTTCTAAACCACCTACTCGGCGGTAAACTAGATTATATCAAACATAGCCTATTGTTTTAACTAAATTTTAGCCATTTTTGAAAAAATAACCCTTTTTTATTGTGTGAAAATTAATTAATAATAATCAATATGTTAAAAAAGGGCTAAAAAAAAGGGTTATGCATGTCTAATAACTGGCAAGACATTGTTCCATTTATCGATAATATTTTTGGCTTTAATATGCGCTGTTTCTCGTTCAATGATTACTTTAGCACTATATAAAACTCGCTTGTATTCACGAGCCATAGAGTAAAAATTGCCTCTAAAACCTGAATCAATCACACGCAATGCAGGCTCTATTAATTCTATTTGATATCGCATCCTTTCAGCGGCTTTATATAACCACGCTAAATCATACCAATCTTCGTCAGATAATACGCTTCGAGAATGCACACCGCCCAACCACTTAATCGCTTCCTCAAATTTATTCGCTGGCAAATCTTGGTAGCGAGGGATTTTGAATTGCTCATAAAGCTTGGTATAAATCGCTTGATAATGTTCACCTGTTCTATATGAACGATCATTAACAGCTTGCTTAATTTGCTGTTGTTGTTCGGCGTTAATTGTATTAGGGTATTGTTGTGCCATTTTTGGCATAAAGTGACTATAAAGCACATTAAAACATTCAAGCTGATATTGTTCTAGTGTTGCTCTAATTTCTGGTTTTACCCGACTAGTTTCAATACCAAAAAGCCAACCGTTGATCATTGAAATTGGTAGACAAACGTACTTTTGTACACCGCCTTTTGTGGGGGTCGCTATCATGACGACACCTTTGCTTAAAACATGGTGACGATTGATTCTGTTTAGTTGAGCGTGCCAATCTAACCCAATATTTTCACACACAGGTTTCATGGCTATATACGGTTTATTTTGGTGATTAAGAACAATTAATTGTTGATTGTGAAACTGAATTGTTTCTAATTTTGTTATTGACATATCTACATCCTCGTTGATTTTATTATTATCCCTCATGTTGATTGAGGGAGGTCGGGTGCTTCAACACTGCAACGAGACAGCCTGCATTATTCCCTTTCGGTATTGTATTATGCACGCCACCCGACCATAAAATTTGGACGTAAAAAAACCGCTAATCTTTCGGGTGCGGAAGTCCGCTCGTTGTTTCGGTGTGTTGAGCACCTAAATAGAAATTTAACTTAAAATATGTTTACAGTCAAGTCAGTTATGCTATAGTCAAAAAACGATCAATTATAATTAATGCTTTTATGAAGTTTTTAAAAAAATTATTTGGATTAAACAAGGAAAAATCAACAGCCGACAACACAAAGCTAAGAGTTCCTACAACACAATCAACTAACTTGGAAGAAATGCTGACGCTCGAAATATCTCGCTGTAATCTAATAAAAGAAGATTGTAAACCAAATTTAATTAAAGAATTTAATTTATTATCTTCTCCAGATTTTGGTGATGAATTTTTAACTACTGAAGAAAAAAAATCATTAAACCTTAATTCAAGAATGAAGATTCATAAAAAAATTATTAGCGTTCTAACTGATGATGCGCTTGATAATGAAAGCAACCCCAAAAATATAATTCTAAATTTAGTATATTCAGCTAGAAATAAAGTTAGCTTGAATGAAGAATTAAAAAAAATAAAAGAGTTAAAAATAAAGAACCTCAAAGTCTTAAATGTGGGTGATGCTAGGGACTGTGATTGGTGTATTTCTATGGATAAAAAAATTATACCTGCCGACACCGATTACGTAGCATTAATTAATCAAAATTGCACTTGTGATTATTATAGAGGGCGTATTCTTGCTGATATCAAGATTGAATAAAGCCCAAAAGGGCTTTATTATGGTTTCGGCATTGGTGTTATCTTGTTTTCTTCTGTTAGAGATTCTCTAACAATTTTAGCTATTTCATCAATTACATTTTTACTTTTAAAAAATTCACTCGCAGTTTTATACTTATCTAATAAGTTGGGGTGTTGAACATCAAATTTCACTAATCCAAAATAAAATGCCTCAATAGTTGAAGTGGGCTTGCCATCTTCTTTTAAGTTATTTATTTTTTCCATTGTTGTTTCAACATATTTTTGAAAATAACTATCAGCAGTCACGCAGTTTTTCAATGTTGGAAACATGACATTATTTTTTGTGCCAACGCAAATCATATCAATTTTGTTACCTTTATTGATATTCATTGCGTCATCTTTATTTTTTAGTTCAAGAGACACATATTCAAATTGATTTTTACCATTCGCTACAATATAAGGATCGCCTGATAAATCAGTTTTTACGCCCGAAGCTACTGTTTTGATGTTCACTAGTTGCTTGTCGTATGCTTTTTCATATTTATACTGATTGTTACTGTATTCACTGATTAATTGTGACGCTGAAACTACAGAAATCTCATCACTTATATTGGATTTTCCACCATTTCTAAAAACAGATATATCTTCTTTTATAACAAGTTGAATAAGTCTTTTTGCATTATCATTTGCTGACGCATTAAAAGCAATTAACAATAAAAGCGAGACAGCGATTATCTTTTTCATTTATTATTTCCCATTCATAAAGACGACAAAATAACAAATTAATCATACTTTTTCAAACTTTCCGCCAACACAAACTATCTTGCTGTGCCAGTTTGTGCCGTATAAGTCGCCGTTATGCTCTATTGATTTTACTTTATAATCGCCGTTATACTCGGTGAGTTTTGATTCGACGCGAACAAGCGAACCAATTCTATAATGCGGATTGCATAGCGTTGTAACTTCTAGCCCCTCATTAGATTTTTTAGGACTACCAATCATCCCTGTGCTTCTAGAAATAACCCAGCCCTCGTTATTAGCAAGAGCTTTATTTTTGGGGATAACAACTAGCTGATCATCTTGTATAGACCAATCAGCATTATTATTAATAGCAATTTTATGCATAGCCTCGCGTGTGTCGCACATGAGCACTTTACCGCGTGGCAACACCCTATCATTGGGTAAATCAATAGCGCCCTTTTGAACACCAAAACTGCTTACCGCTTCATTTAAAAAGTCGCTATCTTTTTGCCCTTTTTGCATCGTTTTGACTATTGTTTTTTCGGTATAGGCTCGGTGCCCGTCACCGCATCGCATCGTTGTGATGATGTCCTGTCCTGTCAGTTTATTTTCAACTGTCAAGATATCACCACAAAATATCAATCGCAAAACATCCTCTTTATAGCAGACTGATAACTCTAAAAAATGATATTGCTTGCCAGTGATAAGGTTGCGATTTGAATCATTGAGATTGTAAACTGATATTTCAGCAGTGTTAGGCTCTGAAGTTAACGTTTTTTTGATAGAAAAGGTAACCCTAAGATTATTAATAACAATGCTTTCTTTACGATTACCTATTTTAAGCTCTAAAACCCTGCCGAATTGCCTCACGATATTCTTCCTTGTCCATGATTAATAATTGCATACGATTATTTAAATCGTCTTTGGATATCGCATTAATGCCCAATCCTAATTTATCATCTAAAACAAATACAAAAGGCAAATTAAATTCAATAAGCGATGGACTACCGACTGATAGCCCCTTGTTTTTTGTTATATACTCGTCATTATTGATATCAAATAAATCAAATTGATATCCTGTTGATATTGCGTTATATCTTAATGTTAGTCGCAAATTCATATCATATAGTGAAAATGATTGCTCTAACACATCATCGTTTGTTGTTTGTATAATGTGCATTTTTTTCACAAAGAAATACCAGTCACTACATTTAACCCTGATCTTGAGCTGTCAACCTCTTTCGGTTGAGTTTTTCCCAGATTTCTTGTTTTTGGTTTTGGCACATTTAGACCGCTCGCTGTCTGAGTATCTACAATGAAAATCTCACGAAATGTTAATACAAACTCGCCACTTGTATTTTGCTTTTGAGTAAGCCCAACCGAGGTCAAAATCATGTTTTTATACTGCCGAGTGTTAGTTTGCAGCGTTACTGGCTCTCCGCTTCGCTGTATTGCTAATAGCTTTTCATGAGCATCAGCGATACGGTCGGATGATAAACTGTTTAAAAGTGGCGATTGATAGTCCGGTAGAAAATCAGCTACCACTTTATTAACTGCTTTTGCGCCTGTTTGAAAGTGTGACGCATAACGCTTAACCATCTGTTCTGCTTGAGCAGTAACCGCTTTAATCGGCATCGGTAACGGATATTCGGAAAAATTAACCCCTAACATTTTATCAAATGAAAAGTTGTTAGTTTCATACCCAACAACTAATCCATACACCGTCACTTCCTTAGGGTCTAACACCGCATGGTCTGCAATATTAGCCCCGTTTTCAATTGGGTTTTCTGTTACCCTCAGCTTTGATGCATGTTGTTCAACGGTGTTAATATCCAGATTAAAGGTAAAATTATCACTGATTATCAAACCGCTGTCTTTTGATGATTTATTTAATATAGATTGAAACATTAGTTAGACCCCATAACTGTAGCAGAGTTATCATTTATTTGTCTTGCCATCTCTTCAACAATGTTATTAACTTTGTCAAACCCATCCTGCGGAGTCGTAACGTTCATTGTATTATTGAGAGTGAATACGTTATTATTATTTACATTTCTATTTGATTGCATTAGTCCACCCGCGCTCGCTATATTAGTAGCAAGTTTTGCCTGTATTTTTGACTCAGCTATGGTTTTCTCAGTCACCTCGATATCATCATTGCCAAACAAACCTGACCACGCTAACGCCGACTTAACTTTATTTTTGATTGTGTCAATAAAACCCAAAAATTTATCTTTTATCCAATCAATCGCTTTTTTAAATGGAGCGGTTACAGAGTCGTAAATATCAGCAAATTTTTTCGCTAATTTTTTTGTAGTATCTCCGCTATCCCCAATCCACGCTGTGAACAGTGATTTTACAAAATTCCAAGCGGCTTTGAATGGTGACGTAATGTAATCCCATATTGCCCACAACGTTTTACCTATCTTGCCAGTTGTCGAGGTAGTGTCATCCTCCCAAATGTCAAATAAATCATTTACTAATTTCCAAGCTGCTTTGAAAGGTGCGGTAACAAAGTTTATGATAGCCTTAAATGTCTCTCCAATAGCGTTAACAACATCACCAGCATCAATACCAAGCCAATCCATTATCGAGCATATAGCGTTGTATGCCATTCTGAAAGGAAGCGTAAGCGCATCAACAATAAAATTGAAAATCTTACCAATTCTATCTACCGTTTTACTTGCTTCGCTTTCAGACATGCCAAAAAATTTTAATATGCCTTTTAATGCTTTTGACAATAACGACTTAACGCCCGATATTAGCGATTTAAAACCGCTTACTATCGAATCAAACAAACTCTTAGATAGCGATTTTATTTTTTTAGTATCGCCCGTCCACAGTGCTTTGAGAAATTCCCAGAATGTTTTTGCAAATTCCCACGCTGCTTTGGCTCCGTCAATGAACGGTTGCCAGTATTCACCGAAAAGGCTCTTACCACCATTCATGTAGACCATCAAGTCATCAATTAACAGCATTAAAGCCGCAAGTAGTCCAATCACAATTCCAATAGGGCTAAATAAAAAAGCCCTATTGAGCACTGCCCAGGCAATACCAAGCGCAATAATTGCATTTTTCCAACCTATAGTATTGGTGATGATCATATTGAGGAATTTATAATAATTCATAATAACTTGAATCACTATCCCGACCGCTTTAATGATTTTAGTGATGCCGTTAGCAATAAGTTCTTTATTTATTGTCAGCCAATTACGAAATCCAGCAATTAAATTAGTCAGCGCAGGAGCAAGATTTAGTGCAATTTTGGTTTTGATGCTATCAAGCGCAAGCCCCGTTTTACTCATTTCTCGCTTATAAAGCTCTGCTTGTTTAAGTTCCTTTTGTGAGATTTTGAACAGTGCACTTTTTTTTGTTGCTAGCTCTTTGGCTTTATCCATTGCATTATTAAATGCGCTAACAATTTTTTTACCATACAGCATGGCAATCGTAATTAAACCAGCAATACCGATTTTCAACTTGCTAAGTTTAGATTTAGTTTTATCTACCGCTTTACCTGCCTCCGATGTTGATTTTTTTGTCTCACGGATCGCTTTATTTGTGTCTTTTTGTATGCTATTTGCTGTATCAGAAAGCCGATTAGCGCCTGATTGCAAATTGTTAATCACTTTTGCAATATCACAAGCTTTCGAGGCATCAACACCAATTTTTATCAAAAATTCTTCTAAAACCATTATTGCGCCTCGCTTTGCTGCTTTTCTGCTAATTTAGTTTCAGCTATTACGTTATGCATATCGATAACATCATCAAGAGAGTAGACGGTCCGAAGTTCGTGGAGCGTTGCATATTTATTGACTATAACACCCCACACAAACCAATCTACATCACTGTCTCCGCCACCGTCTCCAAGCTGGCTGTACTTAGCTTGGATGCAATCCCATTTGGTAAAAAACCCAAAAAATGAAATTTTAAGCCCTCAACTATCACTTGATAGTAATGGCTTCGATGTGTATTGAAAAATTCGCCCGCTTCTTGTGGCTTTTGAAACAAAATTTTCTTACCGTTTTCATCGACAGCGGTAACATAATCAAGGATAAATTTTTCTATTTCTGCAAATTGTTCAGAGCCAATATTTGATGCTAATTGACCGATATCAAAACCTGATTTATTCCCTTCAAATGAAAAACAACCCTGAAGTAGAGCTGTTAATTTTTTTAGATATTTATTTGATTTGAAAAAATCTGCTTGTGTGAATGTATAAACTACATCATCAATAGTAAAATCTGTGCTTTGCATTATAAACCGCCTTTAATGTCAAATTCTGCTTTAGTTGCTTTAAATGTCCATGTTACGCCGTTGTGTGACGTTCCGCGCGCATGCGTTGGTGGTGTTGTAAACCAGCAACCTGTCAATAAAAACTCATCACCATTACGCAAATCTTTGTATGTAATTAATTTACCCGTCGCCGTGGTCGGATTGTTAATTTGAGCATTGCGCAACTGATTTAGTTTTTGGTTAGTTTCAGAATGCTGTAACGTTTTAATAGTTACTGTTGCGCCACGATTGCAAGAGTGAACAAAAACGCCCTTTCCGTTGACACCGTATGTGATATCACCGTCATCGCCAATAGGCGCAATACTGATAGCATCCTGTGCATTCTCGTAGCCTGTAATTTCCGTGCCGTCTATCGTTAAAATAGCATCTTCTAAAGAAAATGATTTAGACATAAAAAATCCTTATCGATTAAATTGAACAATGATATCGACGCTGTGACCCGCACCAGCAAGCTTAAGTGCGCAATTGATTGGCATCATCTTGCGAGCTTCTCTATCTGCTGTATCTTGCATGTCGAACGAATCAGAATAGAAATAATAACCATTAATTTGGTCACCATAAGATAACTCGCCAAGGTCACCCAATGTCCATTTACCTAGCCCCAAGAAGCCATTATTGATAAATTGCTCGCCAACCACTTTGATTGAACTGATTAAAATTTGCTGACCGCGATCGGTTTGAGGGATTTTTGTAGGCTGACCTTGTAGCGTATTGAACGCCTGAACTTGCACCGCATTAATAAACGCATCCAAGCCTGTCGTTTCATCAATAAACGTCCCACCAAGCATAACACCCTCGGCTAACATGTTTACACCCGCGTAATCAGTATAAAAATTTATGCCTAGGCGTCTACATTTTGTAGCTTCGTTGATTGTAATTCTATCGTCTGATGTGACACTAACTTCTTGCTTGAATTTAACAGTTTTAGCCGTATTTACACCCGTCCAAACCGTTGTCAAAGCAATACCCATTAGCTCGGCTGCTGCATGAGTGTTGCCCTTGTTGTTATACTGAGCCATCAAGCGACCGCTATTACGTTTTGATAGCGTTTTAAGTACGTTTGTATCAGTATATTCAATGTTAGCCGGTCGGGTTTCTGTGTATGCCATGACTTTTGCATTTTCAACACCTTGAGCCACCACCCAGTCGTGGGCTTCAACTAATTCAGCGTCAGTGATCGTATTAGCAAAATAAACGCCGTACCAATTCTGGTATTGATTTTGCAACTTGCTCAGTGCTTCGGCAGGTGTTTCTTTGTTGTAAGTTATTGCGTCTTCACCGTTGATTAGTGTACCTCTACCATCAATTAGATTAGTCATACTACCGATATATGTACCGTCTAATTGCGCATCAAACACATAACCAAAATTAGCACCTTTACCTTCTGTCTCAGATGATAAAATAAATCGACTACCGACTAAGTCATAAATAAATTTAACGCCAATATCGGCTAGTTTTGTATTAATGACATTTGCTACATCTTGCATACTTGAAACAGTCGAAAAATCTAGCTCTTTAACATCGATTTTTGTATCACCAAAGTAAAATGACAGATAACCATCGGTAATGTTTTTAAACTGAATATAGCTTACTGATAATGCCGAGCCATTGATTTTTGAACTAACCGCTGATGATGTGAAATTATCTTTCATGTATCTAGCAATTAACGCGGTTTTCGGTTTTGGTCGTGCTGAAAATAACGCAGCAGCAGCACGATACGCATCTGAATTAGTGCCAAACAATGACGCTACACTGTTAGGATCAGATACAACGACGTAGCGAGTGTCTGGATTAGTAAACTCGTCGCACATTTCGTGCGTGAAGATGGCAACCACGCTCAAATCACGTTTTTGTGCACCCCGTGGTGATTGTTGTAGTGTTACATCTACAACTTGACTGATTGGTAAACTCATTATTACCCTCTTTCTATGTTGAATTTTACTGTATCGCCACGGTTTACTGGAGCCTTGACGATTGGATTAATTGAAAATGCAAGATCGACTTGCGCGCGTTGTTCTTTACCGCCTGCAATCGCTGTTGGTAGACTACGGATTTGCGAGCATTTTAGATATCCCATACCTAGACGTTTTAAACGTTGCCAAACAAAGGTAAATCTCATTGATTCAGTCAGTTTGCACAACATATCGTAGGCATTTTTACCGTAGGCATTGACTGAGATAGTTGTCTCTCTGAGAGTTGATGCAATCTCCTCTTCCTCAGCACCTTTAAATTTAACTTCAGTACCGATATCCGATTGGTATGCATTTAAAACTGTGATGAATTTATCCAGCTTTGAAACATCCTGCATATTATTAGCATCAAATACTAAAGATTCAGGTAACGTCAAAACCTCCGCTATCATGTGCCTGAGAGCCGTCATATCTAGTCGCGAGACAGTCGTAATAGCCATAATCACTCCATATTGATTCTGAAATTATGCGAAATCTCATGCCGTGATGCTGAAACATCATGCCGTTAGTGAGTTTTGCACGAGAAAATACCCGTACCGTTGGGTTATATCTGTCGCCCTCAGGTAATATTTGCAAATCATCATTGCTGGCAGGTTGAATAATGCATGTAATGCTACCCTGTGACTCAAAATTAACTTTAGTTGCAAAAAACGGATCGCTTAAAAATTGTGATATCAATTCACGCTTCATTTTTCCTTGACCTCATATGTTATTGCTCCTCGTAACTGTCCCGTGTCAATTAGCGGTTTGCTCGATTTTTTGCGATTCACCGTTGCTTCAGTATTAGGCTCAAAATCACCATCAGTAATTTTATCTACGATTTTACCCTGTAAATAAACTCCCACAGTCGCAAAAGCGTCATGCGCAGATATTTCACATTTCAAACACTCAGCTATTTTAATTTTTGCTAAACGACTTAAATTTTGTGATTCTTCTGATGCTGAAGACCTCATGAATGAACGTTCTGGAATGTTTTTTTCGGGCACACCAAATTCATGAATAACTCCAAGCTCAGCATTGGTTATGCTAGTCGATTCTTCTCGTGAATTTTCATCGCTCGGTATACCAACAACCAATTGAAGATGATTTAACTGTTCAGCTCGCTTCATGACTTCTTTTAGTCGTTTTATGATTTCTAATTCACTCATCCAACAACCCCGATAGGTGTTATTAAACGACGTAATCGTAGATATTCTTGACCGTAAGAAGTAGAAGTTAAATCGTAGTCACTAGGATTGCCTGATGATGTGTTTTGTGATGTGTAGCTAAGAGATAAACCTCCCGCTGATTTACTCGATACTGATTTGAAATTTTCACCATTGTTGAAAATAACGTTATCGTCTAAATCCCGATTTAAAAAGCCTTTGATAGCTAATCGATGCGCTGTGTAAGCAAAAAGACCAAGATTATATAATTTACCCCAAGCCTTTTTACTGACAACTAGCGTGCTACTTTCTAAAAAGTGATCAATTGTGCTATCAGACACGCTTTTAAATTCGGGGTATTCATCGCGAAAGCTCATAGATACCCCTTATTTATCAGGATTTATAATCTACATACTGCGCGGATTTTGGTTCTTTAAACATTGCGCCAGTAAACGCAGAGCGATAACCACTTTGATATGAGAGCAAATCTTTTCGCATCACTTCTAAGATTTCTGGCATATGCACTTTCATTTCAAGATAATCTTGGTCATGAGAGTAAATTGCTAAACGAGATTTATTTTTGTTAATCTGTTTAGCATATTCCGCAGGAATCTTAACGAAATTAATGTTAAATCTCTCATTTTGCGACGCTTTACGTAACGCAGCCATAACTCTGTCCATGGCCGCAATTGGTAGTAAATCTGTACCTAAAATTTGAGGATTTGGGTCGAACTTCTGCATAGCTGTCATGAAGTCTTTTGCGTCCATCGCGATATGCGTTGGTTGAATAGTATAGTTAGAACGAGACCAAACTTCATCGTATCCGCTTAGAATCATTTTAACAAACTCATCTGATGACATTTCTTTTAATGTTTTACCTGATGTTTCGTTATAAACATTAACTTGCGACCCTGTTAATAACCCCTCTTGACCCGGTTTTTGTTCATGCCCAACATAACCAGCATACTGAATTGTTGCTACAGCATTCGCGTACAAGTCATTTTGTTTCTTGGCTGGTAAGTTGATGCCTAATTTCTGTGCTTTCTCTATTTCTTGCTGAGTGTAAACCAAGCCTTTAGCCCATTGAACTACTGGTGATTTCCTATATTCGATTGTGCTATCAATAGTTTCAAGCGATGTTGTTTTGATGCCAATCACACCATTTTTAACAGAACCACGCACTTCAGTAACGCCGTATTCCCATTCTTCGGTCGCGAAATCTAGTCCCTCTGTAATTGGTATTGCTTCACCAATGTTAATTTCCGGTAATTCTTTTTCTTGTAACTGTTTATCACGCTCTAACAGTTGTTCTGTGATAACGTCACTATAATCTACATTTTCATATGCCATTACGCCTTAACTCCTCTTGTTGCAACCTTAACTGATTGTGCATAACCTAATGTAATTGCCGCGCAGTGATTGCCGTTGCTTACGCGTTCAACCCAGTAGCCTAAATCGATATTGTTTTCTGCTACATTTGTGATTTTGCCTGCATCGTCGCCCGTTGGTACGATATAAACACGCTCGCCTCGCTTTAACTCAATGTCATTTACTGCTAACGCAACAACAGAATCACCATGTGAAAAATGCCCGATGTTAATTTGGCGATTATTTGGGTGCTTGTCACCGTAAATATCTCGAACAATAATTCCGTGGATTAAATCATTTGCAGATTCGATTGCTTTAATGCCTCCCTCTGCGTTTACTGCCACGAAAGTACCGCACAATAAATCTTTGCCAGTTAAATTTTCTTCACCCCAGACTTTACTGTCTGAGCTAGATACACGGTAAATAGAACCAGGTTGCATTGTCCCTTGATCTGAATCCCAACTTGTAAAACTGTAACCCATATTATTTACCTCCTAATCGCGCACTGGCTGATTTTGTTTGAGCTGCTTTGCTGTCATTAAGCAAGCTTGAAACAACCCTGTTCTTCTTCGTGCTTGTTGCTACTAAACCAGCATAAGCCGCTCTGATTTCAGCATCCGTTAACTTAGACGCTTGTTCTTTGCTATAAATGCCATGATCGACTAACACACCGATACGAACATCACGACCGCTTTTAGCGTCATTCAATTTAACTTTCGGGAATCTTACTTTGGCGTCATTCATCACGCTTTCTTTGTCTTTTTCAGCCTCAAGTTCTTCAACTCGAGCCTTTAGTTCATCACGCTCTTTTTTAACTTGTTCAAGCTCTGCTGTTAAAGCTGTAATTCGTGCATCTTTATCATCTTCACCAGCAGTTGGTTCTTCATCATTTAACGTTTCAAGCTTTGCTTTTAGCTCATCGATTTGTTTTTGAAGCTCATCAGCCTTGGCTTTTGATTCCTCATCTTCTTTATCTTGCACTTCCTTAAGTTGCGCCATGAGTTCATCAATTTGTTTATTGATTTCCTCTCTTGATAATTCGCCCTCAGCATCATTTAAACGCTGACGAAACGAATCTATTAGCGCAATTAGTTTGTTTTTCTTCGGCATTGATTTTGCTCCTGTTATTTTTGGTTTACTGTCATTTAGTCTGCAATCTGAGCCAGCTCTACCCTCTGCGACGATTGCAATATGATTAACTCGGATATTTTTGTGATAAAACTTTCCGTTTTCTTCTTGAATATCCGCAGGCTCGTAGCCGACAGATAATTCACGAATATCTTTGCTTTTGAGTAATTCAATTGCAGACGCATCTTGAATATATGCATCGCATACAATGTAATTACCATTAGCTCTCGGATTTTGAACATGTCCAACCGTTGTGTTTTTCCAATCTTTAGCATCAACTGATTTTTTATCGGGGTGTGTAATTGTGATTGGCATACCGTCAATTGATTTTAGTGTTTCAGGTTTACTGAGTTCATCAATCGTGCGGTTAACATCAACCAGCTTATTAGCTCTGCTGTCTGTTAAACCAATTTCATGACCGTAATACTGTAATACTGCCCCTTTGGTGATTTTAGCGGTTGTTTTTAAGTAGCCTTGTGGCGTTATTTCCCAAGCCATAAAACCTCTCTATGTTTTATTTGGGCGCAAATAGCCCTACTCAGTTAAGAGCATTAATTAATATTTTTGATTAGAATTTAATATAAGGAATGGCTAAACATCGGCACTGAAAGTCTTCGCCACATTTACCGATGAATGCTTTTATTGACTTACGCTTTTTCCACGTTTTACCCTCATCGTCTGAGTAGACTGTAGGGTCTGAATATTTGCATAACATGTTATTTAAAACTAAATGCGATTCGCGCTCCCGTGCATCACCCGTGCCTTTCCATTTGTAAATGTCGAAACCTAACTTTTTATTACGCTCTTCTTCAAAATCAGCGTTAATCTTAGCTGTTTGGTCTCTTGCAATGAGTTTTGCACGTGAATATGAGACATTGCCTCTTGCACGAATTTCATTAATTAGCTCGCCATGCCTAAACCCCTTTTTATAATTAGTGAAAACATTTGAGCCAATGTCATTAATAAAATCGTTTTTGATTGATGTTATAAGCTCGACATTTTGCTGAATAGCTACGGCTAACGTATCGCCTAGAATTTCTTTTTCGATGATACTTGAAAGGTCAACATCAAACGCATTTTTGAAATTACGAGTAAATTGCGTTTTGTTCTGATAATGAACCTTGTTAACGAATCGAGTAGCCAATAATTTAGCCCTTTCCTCGATGCTTTCACCAGCAATTGACGCCAGAACTTCAATTAAAGAGTTAATGTAATTATCATCACTAATCGCTACAGCATCAACTAGATTCTTTTTGCTCAGCGCATCAGTGATTCGATTCACCATTGTTCTGATAAAATCGGCTAAAGCCTCACGATAATAAACCTCAGCACGCTTACTCGGTGTTGTTGGCGGTAAAAATCTATCACGCCCCGACAGCGAACTCTTCAGTAGAGAATAAATCTCCATCTTTCAAATCCTCCTCAGTCGTATTAATCAGGAGTTTACGCGCGATTAATTCAGTTTGAGCAACTCTATCGGATATAACATTTGCCGTTACTAACGCTGATATTGCAGAAGCAAACTGACTAAACCTCGTCGCCTCTTTATCCTCATTAATAACCTTGATTGATGGATATTCATAGGTTAACCCATGATTTGGCATCATTTTATCGAGAATAAACTTATCAATGAATTCTTGAGCAGGTCGTAATCGATTTTCTTGTAGCGCATTGATTGTGCCATGATATGATTCTAAATCTTCCTCACCCGTTGAAAAGCCACTTGCAGATTTACCAAACAATATCGTAATTGGTCTATCTAATGCCCCTGCTGTAACAGTAATCAGCTCCCTGAGAATTTCGGATAATCCGCTATATGTTGCAGTTTTTTGTTCCCAACGCCCTTGAGCCTCACTATTACCCGCATCTAACGCAATAGCATTCATTGACGATTTCGTGTGATTAATTAGGTTGATGAACTTTCTAATATCATCTTCTTTGCCTTGTGCCACTTTGGCTATCAAATCAGGGATAAACAGCACATCAACATTGCTATCTTGAATAATGTCGCCGATACATGTAATTGTTGTGTCAAACAACCGAATAGCATTGTATTTGTTTTGTAAATCCGATATACCAAATTGATTTCTATCTGTCAGTTTTGATTTACCAAGTTTCAATCTGTGACAGCGTGAATGATGCACCTTATCATTTTCACCAATCGTGTAATAAATCGGCTTACCAAAATTCGCAGATTTTAAATCATCATCGATATTACTTTCAGGTTTAAACTCACCTTTAGTTAACACAATGAAACGTTGAATATCTTCGACATCCGATAGTGGTTGCGACAAATCATCAGTATCAGTAATTGCCACGATTAGCGCATCCCCCAATAGCGAGCTGAACGTCAGAAACTTTTCTTTTATCTCATTTAGTTTTAATTGATTTTCTTTTTCAATAACGAGTTTTAGCAGGTTTTCATCATAATCACCACTAAACACTCTCGGCAATTTAAGCATGTCCTCAGCTGTTTTATTGATGTATTTGCCGGTTAACCAAGAATTGCTATACATATTTAACAATTGTCGGTCAGATATTTTCTTATTCGAATATCTCACCGAATCGTTTTTGTTGCCTAGTGATGTGTACAGGCTTTCTAATGAATCAGTAAGATAGTTAATTTTTGTCATAAAACATCCCAGATATCAATAATAAATTTCCCAAAAATAATATTCAAACCATCCGACGTTGTATCTACCTGATCATCATGCGCCCCGTTCGGGAATTGTGCATGTTCAACAATAAAATCATTTAACCACTCCGCTTTTTCCGGCAGATAAACTCTGCCACTTTCGATGAATGGCGCAACATCATTAGCGCGCGTAATTTTGTCAATGTTACGTTGAACGGCTTTAATCGGTATAACGGGCTCTGTTGATTGTGATAGCGTTTGGATTAGTGTTGTTCCGCTTACTTTATCTTCAACATTCATTGATCTGATATTAAAATTCGGAACATGCTTATACCAAAAAGTTTTAGCCATTTTAATTAAATCCGGTGCTTCCCATTTACCGCGCAATATATCAATTAAATACGCATTACCGTCTTCACCTTGCCCCCAAAGCGCAAATACCGAATAATCGTTTTGCTCTTTCGTTTTTTGGGCTGTATCAACCGTGATAACTGTAAATTTAAGCTTAGGTAATACGCGATATGATTTGAACCATTCGGTTTTGAATATTCCACCGTCAGTAATGTATGGGTTTTGCTGATATAGCGCTTCAAAGTTAGCGGCTGGCATCACTTTCTTTCGTGCAAGTAGAAAATCAATACTTTTATGCTCTGGGAATAGCGCTTCACCTGTTTTTCTGTGCTTGTCATCCTTAATAGCTATAGCTGGATAACTTAATACTTTGACTGTCTTATCTGCGGCAATTAATCGACCTATTGGGTCATCAATATGCCAGCGCGTAAGTATTGCCAATAATGCACCATCTTCACTAAATCGCGTCAAAAAATCATCGGTGAACCAATCCCATGTTGAGTTACGAACAGTTAAGCTATTTGCATCTTGTCGCCCTTTTATTGGGTCATCAATAACACCTAAATCTAATGATTCGCCTGTAATAGAACCGCGCACAGTAGTATTTCTGAAATAACCATCGCGATCAATATACTCGATGATTTCTCGATTTCTTAATGTCTGAGATGAAATAGTAACGGCGTTTTTATTTGATATTTTTGTGTCAGGAAATATTTTTTGATAAGTGGGGTTGTCGTAGATGCGTTGTAGTTTTAAGTTAGCTTTAATGCCTAATCGTTCTGAAAATGAAGCGTATATTGTTTTACAGTCTGGGTTATGCCCAGCAACCCATGATATAAAATCAATGATTGCAACTGATTTACCGTGCTGAGGTGGTGCCTGAATAACTAACTTAGGTTTTAACCCATTAACAAAATCATAATAAAATTTCTCTAACTCTTCACATACTTCCTTTACCCACCAATTGACTTTTAAATTCTTGTTGATCAACTGGCGATAAGTAAGAAATGATTTTCTAGCCTTTCTTATCCTCAGTTCCAGCAACAATTCTATTGATTTCATGTTCGCTGTAACCATTGGCTTTTAACTCTTTTATGATGTCATCGGTGGTCATCTTTGATATGTCCAATTTGTTTGTGACAGTTTGGTCTACTTCTTGCTTATCGGTGTAGCCATGCTTACCCAACATAAGCTTGACAATATTTGAATTAAATTCACCTGTTAAACCTTTGTTAAGCAACTTATTTTCTTGAACTGTTTTAACGCTTTCTAATATGTCGGAAAACTCACTGCTTTGATCAGCGTAGTCATACATTGTTGAGCGGTGTTTACCTAAATAACATGCTAAACCTGCAACGCTTGGAACTACATCACCAAACGTTTCATAGTCCCCAAGCAAATACTCCTTAGCCTTGACTAAACAATCGGCTAACTCACTTGGGCGACCTATTTTTTTCTTTTCGCCCTTTGTCATATGTTTCCTTAAATTAGTAATTCAATTTGTGATTGCTGTTTAAGTTTTTCTATTCTATTTTTCAGCTCTGGCTTCTTCTCTCTACCCCATCGCCTTAGTAATCGACCCGACATACTTGCTACATCTTTCTCTTTCATGTACTCAAGCATTAAGTCATTATGTTGTTTCATGTAGCTATGTTGCATTTTAATAAGTTGTTCAGCCATCCAGTTAAATGCGTAAATGTACGCCTCTTTTATCTGTGCTGCAGCTTTACCAGTGAAGCCCATAACCAAAAAGATAAATCCATCTTTAGTCATCTTAAACATTGGTCTAAGCTTGCCTTGTTCATCAAGATAACTAGCCTCCTCAAAATTGAGGGCGCGAAATTCCTTTGAACACTCAAGCTTATTTATGCCTCTTAAAATGTTATCGTGCCGTTTATTAAAATACTCAGCCACCTTTAAAGATGTCGTCATTACTTGATTACCTTGTAAAGTAACCATTTCGTTAAAATCGAATTTAATAATATTCATATTATGTCCTTTATAGAATGAGCCTAAGTCACACAGAATAAACAGCCCCAAGAGTTCAGACATTAGCTGTCACTCTCTTAGGCTCATTCTGTAAAGCTCTTGGTTGATTAATATTTGCCGTGTGTTGGCATTATGATTGATTGAAAATTGAATTTGATTTGTGGTATTTCAAAGAAAATGGGCACAAAAAAACCGCACAAGGCGGTTTGCTGGCAATATATATATTTATTCTTAAATCGTACCGAAAAAAAACGTGTTTAGCAATGGATTTTCAAAAATAATTAAAAACTCAAACAAAATCAAAGTGTTTCATTATTAGCTTTGTGATCATTTTATTTCCGTTTTTTTAAATTAATAGTAATTCACGGCAGTTTTGAATAAATATGCAGTTTTAAAATTATAGAACTGGTGAATTTTTATAGTTTATGCGGTAATAGTGAATAATTATTTATTTTTACTTTGAATGTATTTATCTAAATTTACAGTATTGGGTTTATTTTTGTATAAATCGCTATATCTGAACATATCTAATACTAATAGCGCATTAGCCACCTTATTGTATGCATCTCGTGCCATGGACTTACAACCGTTTTCACCCTTTGAACTTTCGATAAACCTTAACGCACAATCTAATTTATCACAAATCCAATTATCCACCCATTGAGGGAATTCAGGGTTAGACCTAATTTCGCTCAAATCACGAATCGCAACATCAAGTTGACTTAATGCAAGCCTTTGCCAGTATGACGATTCCTCATATGGCTTTAGTCGATGCCTTTTTGGGAATCCGTCGTTATCACATTTTATTTCACCGGTTATTTTAAACATGAATATATTTTCTTTGCCAAAGAATGATAATGAAGACTGAACTATATAATCGAGTAATGTTAACCCCCAAATTGGAAACCAATTTCTTACTTCAACTGTTGGTGATTCATGCTCTAATTTACCAATATAGATCGGGTAAATACCATATGCTAATGCATAATGGGTATAATTCATTTGAATGTATTCTTTTGTAACGCGTTTAAATATTGCCACTATTTCAACTCTCCAAAATTAAAGTCCATCCCAACCATTTTTATTTTGCATTGCTAATCTCCCTTATTGCCCTTTTGTCTGCATTGCACTTCTCAATGACATTAAACAAATGTTCGTTATATCGTAGACTATCGCTGAAAGTCATGTGATTAGGAGGTAAATTTGGTAAACAGTCACTTAATAGATTGGCTGGAATCGGGCGATTTACGTATATTTTTCGCTCTGTTGTACAGGCTGGCAGAAACAGGCATAGGCACAAACCGATTAGCACAATCATTTTCTTTGAGTTGCTCATTAATTTGCTCCTGCCTTTCTATAGATTGATTTTCTAGTTCACGTTTTGATAATTCGTTATCTGCAATAATTTGATTATTTTTAGATATAACTTGCTCTAATTGAGATATTTTATCAGATAATATTTGCGCTTCTTTTTTAGCTGAGTTTTTATCTTGATATAAATCAAATATTACATATGCAAGTAACGCAAAACAGATTGCTACTGTGATATATGTTTTATTCATATGTCATCCAAATAAAAATGTAATGATTCCATCAGTTATTTCGTGCTGTACTATTGATGCATATAGATAAAATAAACCTGCTGTTACGGCTGTGGCGAAAACCCACAAAAACCATTCGACCAGTAAATTACATTCTATAACTAGGACCATCTCGTAGCTGTCATTTTTAGCTAATACACATTCACATTTGCGTTTCAATTTCATACTAAATCATTTAAATAAACTGTTTTACCGCCGTTCTTAACTGCTGTGAGTACTATTTGACGGTTTTTTGATGGACTAAATCCTATGTGTACCCACTGATTATGTTCTTGGATAAGTTTGTCGAATTGAACACCTGCTTCGATTAATCGTTGGCAAATCTCTTTAGGTGTACCAAAAGACGAATGAAAATCGACGGCTAATCCTTGCGTGTGGGCACTGGTTGTGACTCCACCAACTCGCGCATTTAGCGCAGGACAACGATAACCAGAAGTGATAATAATAGGTTTTCCTAAAGCTTGCCTAACTAATTCTAACTTTGCAGCGGTTAATTTAATATTAGGCATTAACTCTGTAGGAACGCTATTATCTATTTTTAATCTGCTTGCAACTGTTGATTTTGTAAATTCTTCTAATGTGAAGTGTTCAGTGAGTTTTGTCATCACAATGTCCTTTCGCTTTCTTGAGTAATTGTTCTTCAAGTACTTTTATGAGCGCAGCACCAGACCAACCGGCTAAACCAGCAATTCCTCCGGCTAATTCAAAATCCCAGTTGAAATAACTTGCAGCAAGTACAACCAATAGACCGGCAAATATTGAAATAAATATTTGTGCAAATAATATCCAGACATTAAATTTGTTACCATTAAGCACTTGATAACAATAACTAGCTAATGAACCCAATAAGGTAACGAAAAATAAATAAACAACAACGGTCCAATTGACGTTGTTCGGGTCTTTTATAGGCATGATTAAATCTTCTTGTTAGTTAAATAGGTGGTAGCGTACTAGCTAATGAGTGAACGCTCGTGTGTGTGTCTAGCATTGCTACCAATTCTGTGATGAGTGAATACTCAAAATTTAGGTATAAAAAATACAATCAGCGTAAATATAGTGTTTCGATGTGTGTTAATGCTGATTGCAAAAAGGCATAAAAAAACCGACTTTCGTCGGCTTAATTACATTGCTGAGTAACGAATTTATTATCATTACCCTGAATTTGTTTGATTTGCTGATTTCGCTCGCATTCCCAAGAATTTGGTGGATACATCTTATCCCATGCTTGCATTAGCTTGTATTCAGATTTCGATAAATTGATATTGTATTTATCTGACATGTAGAAATATGTGCGAGCTATTGTGCCCCTGATTTCTTCCCTTGGCTGAAATTTACGAGTTTGAAAATCTACAGCGCTTTTACATTGTCCGTATTGCGTGAACTCATTAGTAAACTGTGAATATCTGAAATTTGACCTATCGCCGTTAACTTCTCCGATGGACGGTTGCAAGTTATGCAAGTCGCCTTCCATTTCATTAAAAGTCACATCTTTTTTGCACTCTTTACGCCCACCATTTCGCCAGCATTGTAGATGTCGGCCGAAATTCTCCGCAGGCATAACATGCTCCCATTCAATGCGTTTAGCTCTATTTAAATTCTTTCTTGGCTCATATCCGCATTTAGTGAAATCAACTACACCCTTTTTACCTGTATATGTAAACTCACAGCCACAATAAAAAGTTGTTTGCTCGGGATTTGATTTATATAACTGAATGAGTTTTGTTTTAGCTGTATTGAAGTTTTGTACTGAATGAGCAAGAAGCGGGATAAATAACAGAGTAACAAGAAACTTTTTCATAAATCCATTTAAAAATATTTAACTTTTTTCGTAATAACTGTTGACTTTTATTGTAGGGTACCTTACAATAATAATCATCAAGTAAGGGACTTGATAAGGTAAACCCCCGACCTAAGACGAGGGCTTAAGGAGAAGTAAAATGAAACTCAAAATACTCATTTTAATTCTGCTACTTTTGATAAGCTCCCCAGCAATCTAAAGTAGTTCAAAGGAGAGGGAAACCTCTCCGGCGACCTTAAATATAACAATTTAGCGATTTAAAATCAAGGTGATTTATGGCGTTAACAAGAGCTGAAATAAATGAACGTAGTAATGAAAAACGTGGTATCAAAAACAAAGCTTTTAAGTTAAATATAGATGATATTGCAATGATTAAGCAAACAGCTATAGACTTAGGTTTATCTGAAGCAAAACTTGTTGTTGAAGCAATAAAATTTTACCGAGATAACAAAAAAGCCTCTTGATTGAGGTTTTCTTTTAAATAATAAAAAAAGCCCACCTATTTAGTGAGCTTATATTTTATGCGTTCTGAACCGCATCTTAGGCATATTATCCGTTTAAACGTTTAAACAGTCAAGTGTTTAAGTCGTATCAATTAATTATTTCTTACAACTGGCAAGACATTGTTCCATTTAGCTGTAAGATGATTAGTTTTAATATGCGCAGTTTCTCTATTAATAATTAACCTTTCTGATTCAATATCTCGCCAAAATTCAACGCTCATTGAATGAAACGATGCACTATATGATGAATCAATTATCCTTAAAGCTGGCTCTATTAGCTTTATTTTTTCTCTCATATAGTTAGCAACAAAGACTAGCCGAGCTAAATCATATAAATCTTCATTAGACAAACCACATCTGTTATTTATACCTCCCAACCACTTAATAGCATTTTCAAATTGGCTTGCAGGCAAATCTTGATAGCGAGGGATTTTGAATTGCTCATAAAGCTTAGTGTAAATTGCTTGATAATGTTCACCTGTTCTAAATGAACGTTCATTTACCGCTTGTTTGATTAATTGTTGTTGTTCGATTGAAATAGTACTTATACCGATTTCTTTATCTGCTAAATCTAACAACCATTTACGCACTTCTTTTGCTACTTCTGTTTTAGCAAGCATTGCGATTAGATGCGCTCCTCTAAGCGAAAAAATCCTTACAGTTTGTATAAGGTTATTCGAGGCGGTCAATTTGACCGTCTCGGTCATTTTGCGAGTAAATTCGTCAAAGTTACGATTATAAATCTTTGTTACTGAGTCAGCACTTTTATATTGAAGTAATTTAGCTAGTTCGCTTGATGTGATCCATATTTGGTTATTGTGATTAACTGATTGAATGGTAGTATTATGAAAGACTAATGAATTAGACATAATATTGTCTCCGTACTAATGATTTTAATAAATCACCACCGCAGAGGCTAATCATTGGAGGTGAACTGAATAAGGTTAGCCTTACCGCTAGTACGAAACGGCGCTCTTTCGAGCCCTCACCCAGTCCACCATAGAATAGATGCAACTAAGCTTTACGCATAAAAATACCGCTGACGCGGTTTATACGTCGTACTGAACAGTAGGAGGCTAATCCTAACGTTAGATTTTGCTAACGTTTTTTCAATATACATCTTAATTATGTTCATTGTCAACTATGCCACTTTCGAAAACAATTCGATGATATGACCTCTAATAAAGCATTCTGCGGCAAGTAATGTTTTAGTTATTTCTGTTGTTTGCTTACCCAATATTCGTGCTTGTTTACTACAAGAGATTTCACGAAGATAAAAAGCAGTTAAAATAGCCCAGTGTTCAATATTATCTTGTTTAAGTTTCAATACCGCATTATCAACTATCAGAGCCTCATCTTCGGTTAAGTATTGACGATAATCAAAATCACGAGGCGCACCTTCAATACCTGCGGATTTTGACGGATATTCTGTGCCCATTCGCTTAAGAATACGTGTATTTTTCCATGCAGTTAAAATATCTTTAGTTTCTCTCATTGCGCCCCTCTTCTTAATTCTTTTAACTTAAATTTATATTCAGCTTTAATCTGCTTAATTTGCTCTATAGTGTATTTTTTTGGCTTATGAGGTCCTTCCAACCATTCAACTTTTTCAGCACCTATTTTTTTAACTAAATTAATTCTATATTCAATTATGTTCCCTGATTTGTGGTTGTTACATGCAGAGCATTGTTTATGAACATTGAGTTCACAGAAGCGTAACTCTGGACATGCGCCAACACTTCGATAGTGTCCTGCGTGATACTGCCCATTGTGATAGCGTTCACAGCTAATGCACGGCTCGTTTTTATCTCTTTCTCGAATAAATGCATTAAATACAGTTTGTGCTTCTTCTAGATGATCTGAGCGAGTTTTAATTTTCTCTTTAGCTATTTTCTTCAATTGACGCCTAACACGTTCCTGAACTTTGTTATCTTTTGCATACTGAATAGCACAATCAATTGAACAAACTTGAGCCAGCGAATTAAATAATGTAAATTTCTTACCGCACGCTTTGCATTTTTTCATTTTAATATTGTGCTTTTTATTCATTTTGCTTTCTCTCTAATTCTTGTTCGGTTTCATCATATTTTTTTAGCCGCTCTTTGTGTTCATCTTTCATTGTTTTCAGCCTCTTTTATCATTTGCTTAATTTCCTCAACGGTTGATGTACAAAAGAAATGGTCACGACCTGTGTTAAACAATATATCTGACTTAACGATTGAATTTGGATGATCTACCAGTGCTACAATGTTAGCTATGCAAATTGAAACTAAGCCTGTCTTTGGCGGTTGTTGGTTTATATCTCCAAAAACAACTGTCACATCAATAAATTTTTTCTTGCTGTTATCCGTTTTGTGAATAACCTCTTTTATTAACTCGATTTGTAATTGTTCAAATTGTTTGTCTGTTAATTTGATTTCCATCATGCCACCTTAGATAATTGGTCTTTATATTGCTCAGCTAGTCGTATTGCCTCCTGCGCATCTGTGCTAAATCTAACACCATTTTCGGCGCCAAATTGCTCAGCACAGGTAACCACATCAGCAAACTCTTTTTTGTTCATTTTACGAGTAGATAACCCCATAAAGACTAATCCTCCTTGAATCCCTTTTACACATTTCTGACCATGTAAATTGGCTGTGATTAAATGCTTCCATTCTTCTGCTGTCAGTTTTTCTCCGTTCCATTCAACTTGTTTTGCAATATCGTTTAAAACAGCCCACATCATTCGGTTTTGTGCTAATGTTCGCTTTTCTTCATCAATCACTATTCTTAACGGATGTTCGCTATCAACTGGTAATTGATTAATAAAATTTATGGCTGTATTACGTGCCACTTCATGAGTTAATCGAATTTCTTTAATCATCTCTAAACCCTCTCACATGTAAAATTACGCACATGCACATCAACTTTCGATATGCCGAATCGTGTTTTAACTGTAGATAATTTTTTAATTAATAATTTTTCAGTTAACTTTGAATCACGGTGTAAAACAATTGCCCCCCAACTTTGCCAACCTTTTTTAATTTCTGCTGTAATCTTGTAAGCCATTTTTGTATCAACTCCCGTAATTTCTCTTTGTCAATTTCCGAATATTTTTTAACTTTTTCAGATAGTTCATATTTAATTTTTGCTATATTTGCGCCTTGTTTCCTCAGCGCTGTAACATAGTCATACGCTATTTTGTCTAACATGTGATAGCGTCCGCATGGGCATAAATTAGAACGGCGCTTTATTTCTTGCATCTGTCTTCGCCGTTGCTAATTGATGAGCTACAGCTTGATCTGTATTATGAAAATGCCCATTAATAAAACTCATATACACAGTGCCTACTTCACCATTTCGAGCCTTACCAATAATGATTTCAGCTATCCCTTTTTGATTAGAATTTTCTTTGTTGTAATATTCATCACGATAAAGAAACAATGTAATATCTGCATCTTGTTCAATTTCACCCGAATTGCGTAAATCGCTATTCATTGGTCGTTTATTTGGTCTTTCTTCAACTTTTCGTGATAATTGACTCAATGCAAAAACAGGGGTTCTAAGCTCTTTTGCCATTGATTTAAGTTCACGAGAAATAATGCCAATGGAAATATCAAATCTTTCAGCTTTAGGAGGTTTAATTAACCCTAAGTAATCAATAAAAATAGCAGTTAGTTCTGGATGTTTTCTTTTGTGTCGTCTTGCAATATTACGAATTTTTTCAATTGTTAAATCTGAAATATCAACCATCCAAATTGGTAAATTAGTTAATTGACTAATACCCATACTGATTTTTCCCCATTCGCTATCGTCTAGTTCTTCAGGGCTTCTAAATTTACTTGTAGCCAAATTTGTTGATGATGCAACTTGCCTTTGTGCTAACTGATTGGCTGACATTTCAAGAGAAAAAACTAAAACCCCCTGTCCTTTCATAGCCATTTGCTTAATTGCTTCTAATGCAAATTCAGTTTTTCCCATTGATGGACGCCCAGCAATAATTACAAAATCACTAGGCTCTAGCCCACCTATTTTTTTATCTAAATCAGGTAAGCCAAGATTGATTATTTTTTCCTTGCCATTCATTCTGTTTTCAAGCGTATCAAACATATTTAACAGCACATCGTTAATGTGAATTGGCTCTACATTATCAACCTCTGTGGACAAATCATTAACTTGTTTAATCAGTTCTCCAATAATCACTTTAGTGTTTTCAAAGTTATTGGCTTGCGCTATATCGTTACTGGCTTGCTTAACAAGATAGCTTATTCTGTTGGTTTGATAATTTTCTACCAACATCCGAGCATAGCCTTTAATATTGGCGGCACTATGGCACATCTTCATGGTTTCAAACATGTTAGCCGAATCATTACCAGATAATTTTTCACTGATGATCAATGGGTCTATTAAGTTTTTAGATAAAGCGTGCTGTTTGATTTCTTGGTAAAGAGTTCGATACAACCCAACTGAAAAAACCTCATCACAAAGCATATTTAAAACATCAAAAGAGTTCTGATTAGCTCCATTTAGCAAAAGCCCGCCAATAACCGCACCTTCTAATTGCTGAGTATTCATTACTGACAACCTCCTTGCAATTTCATATACTTGGAACGTGTGTTATCTAATTTTTCAACAGTCATAACGTTGTCAAAATTCATAGCCCAATTGGTTTTAGGGTTGCATATATCTAGTTCAGATGAAGTTTCCATTAAAATTTCAAAGTAGGATCGGATCGCTTGCAAGGAATCACTATTACGCTTAGAAACCACTTTGATAATGGCGTCGATTTTTTCAATGCGCTTAGGTGTTATTTCATCAACACATCCTAATTTTTCACCGCAAATTTCATTGAATGTATCAATAACATTTTGATAAGTTTGTAACGATTCCTGTCGCTTAATTGCATCTGATAAATAACCATCAAAGTAAGTTATACGGCAAATGTTTTGCGGCTTAGCTTTTGCTTTACCCATAGCATCAAACCAATCAATAACAAGCTTGATTTCATCCAGATTGTATTTATCCAAAACTTTCAAGAACGGACTGTAATCTTGACAACGTGCATTACGTGATTGGTTGTAATATGCCAAAAGTTCTTTCGCTAAATTTTCAGCACTAGATTTTTCCCCTTTAGGGGATATAGGGGTATTATTTTTATTATTACTTTCTTGTTCTAATACTTTATTGTTCTGTTGGTCATTCTTTTGGTCATTTGATTGGTCGCAAGGTTGGTTATTAACACCGTTTGAAGCCTTACTATTATTAACTTTGCATTGGTCATGAGGTTGGTCATTCTTTTGGTCATTTGATTGGTCAAAAAAATACGACTGATAAGCGTCATAATTTGTGATAGTTATAACAGTGCCTAAACGGTTGCCATACTTGGAAATCATGCCTTGTTTTTCAAAAAACTCTAACGCTCTGCGTATGATTAACGCGCTAACTGGTTTCCCTCCAATTTCGATTTGACTGGCTAAAATTTCCCTAGTTGTAACTAGTTGTCCGCGAAATAAATTCCAGTCAACACCTTTAAAATTTACAACTCTGCTTTTGTAGCTAGCATCAATTAATAGATTTTCCCACAGAGTCCGTTTTACTGCGTCCTTAGCCCATTCTGCACGCTTTATGCTTCGAGTTAATGCAATATAGCCCTTTTTAAAATTATCCATGTTTACGCCTTGTTTAGCGTCATAGAAACTAATTACTTTTGCTGTGAACATAAACCCTCCTTAGCCTTCAAATACGCCTTTTTAAATTTAATAAATCCATTTTTTGTAAAACCGTATTTGACGATTTCGTTAAGTTCTGTCTTGCTTAAAAATTCATATCTTGATATGCTTTCCATGTGATTTACTCCTATTCAGTGATCACACGCCACTAACCGCTAATTAGTGGCTTTTTTATGCCATCTCGTCAATTTCTAGGTATTTTCTTGCTAACGTTTTTATCGATTTAAGCTCTGCTTGCGAAACCTCTAACGAATCATCAGGAACAACTTTCAACCCCAAGCAAGTAATTAACTTTGCAATCACTGGAAGATCATCATTTTTTAATCTAGATATCTTCGATTCACTCATTTCCAGTTCTAGAGCTATAGTTGTTTGCGTTTTCTCTGCAAGACGCTGCAAGATTATGCTTTCAATCTTTCTCGATCTTTCATCTGCTTTATTTGATAATTTTTCCATTGATTTGGTCTCTGTTAATTTTTCGGTACAAAGAACTGTCTACTTTTAATTTTCCATTAGTAAATTCTTGTAGACGATAAGCATTTTTTTCTGGGATTATTTTTCCCCATTGAGAAACAGCAGCAGGACTAATCATCAAAATATCAGCTATTTTTTTGGGGCTTTTAAAATAAGTTAGAACTGTTTTTTTTAGCATAATTTAAACTCAATAATTTTAGTTTTCTGAAATATTACATTGTTAGAAATCTTAAGTCAATATGATTTAAGATAACTTAAATAAAAAAAGAGGTGTCATATGGCAACAGAAACAATTGGTCAAAGAATACGTAGGCGAAGAAAAGCATTAAATCTTACGCAAAAAGACTTGGCTAAATCTCTACAGGACGCTAGTCATGGTTCTATATCTCAATGGGAATCAGACACAACTTCGCCAAGTGCTAAAAATTTATTTGATTTATCAATTGCACTTGAATGCGATTTTGCATGGCTTCTAAATGGCGGAGAAGAAACCAATGTCGTTCCCGCATCACTAAAATCATTTAAAGTTCCACTTATAAGTTATGTACAAGCAGGAGTATGGACAGAGTCTTGTGAATTAAGAGATTCAACTGGATTTGAATATATTATGACATCATTAGAATTATCGGATAAAGCATTTGCATTAAAAATTAAAGGCGACTCTATGGAACCTGAGTTTAAAGAAGGTGATGTTGTTATTATTGATCCTGCTGTAAAACCAACACCCGGTGAATTTGTAGTAGCAATGAACGGGGAGTCTGAAGCCACATTTAAAAAATATAGAGAACTGGGCTATGATGAGCATGAAAGAATGCAGTTTGAGCTTATTCCATTAAATCCAGACTACACAATTATGAGCACATTAAAACAACAAATAAGAATTATTGGAACAATGGTTGAGCATAGAATATTTAGAAGAAAAAGATGATAAAAATAATAAGTACAAAATGGTTGATTTTTAAATAAATAACTAAATAACTAGAATATAAGGAGTTAGGATGAAAATATCTTATTATAAAGTTTATGAGCAGAAAGAAAATTCTGACGAAGATAAAAAAGAAAAAATAGACATTAATTTCAAAGATATAGTAGATAATATAATCAAAAATCAGCATGCATATTCAAGTGAATTTATTGCTAAGATTTTAAAAGACGTATATGTTTTTGTAAAAATCAACAGCACTGATTTAATAAAAAAAATCAACACACAAGATCTTTCTGTAACAGAAATTCAATCAATACTAGATAAAGATGAAAGTATTGGTTTTTCTTCATACTTTATTATAAAAAATAACATAATTGGTTATGGTCCAACTTTATTATCGGCAAAAATAAATAGATTTTATAGTTACATTAACTCTTCTTACATGGATGCAAGTAATGGGCACATAATATTTGAACCGATTTGCAAAAATGTAACAGCAGAAACAGCAATGAAACTTGAATTTATAGGTAAAACCACTATAAAAGTTGAAGCTAAAAGTTCTGGAGTGCTTGGTTTTTTTGGTATTAGTGGTGTAAATGAAGAATTATTGGATTGCTTAGAGATTACAATTAAACCGAAAAGAGGTAAAAATATTAAAAAATTAACACAATATTTAATTGAAAATAAGATGAACGAAATAGAAAAGATGAAATTCATGGCAAAAGAAGAAATGGCAGATCATGCAGTCGAATTATATTTAGATGAAAACATATTATGTGACCACGTCGATCACAAAGTTTCTTCTGAAATTCCTTTTGCAATGGAATCCAGATATCAAAACTCAAAGAAAATAATAAAAGAATTGCTAAAACAATAGACACTGTACATAAACACAGTATAATATGCTCAGGAGGATTGTTGAATGAGCAAAACCATTATACCATTAATCGTGGTAACAATATCTAATGCTATTGGATTTACAATTTCTTATTTGTTCCTAAGCATCGTGCAGGAAATAAATATTGAAGCTTATGGTTCTTCTATCTGCGAATTTTCCGGAACCATTTTGGGTTTTCTAATTGCATCGTTAACTATTGCTTTAGGCATAAATGGAAATCATATTAATAAGTTTAAAAAATATGGTTATTTTAAGGCGCTTATTCTATTTTATTTAATAATGTTTATCGAGTTAATATTAACTTTTTTTTCAGGAATAATGTGCTTCATTACCCCCATAATCACCAACACTTTGTATATATCAATTGCATTGACAATATCAAGCCTAATCTGTGTTTTTTTAGCATTTATACAAATTATTAATTTATCGATAAAAAAATAAATCACGAACCCGCCTTGCGCGGGTTTTTTCATGCCTAAAATCCGCATAAACACATCTAAAAACCTAAATCTTTTACAAATTAGATTTCCTGACTCCTAATATAACCAATTTTAAATTTCTAAAATATATTTTAGATTACTTAATTATTTTATTGACATTTAATTTTAGATATCTTAAATTATTAAACATCAAAACAAATCAACTTAACAACAAAGTTAAACAAGACTACGAGTTATTTAACAAGTTAAGAAGATTCAAGTAGCTAGCAGGGGCATATGAACATACTGCGGTTTTGATTAGATAGTCGAACGGCGCGACTTTAAACCATGCGTCGGGACTGTGGCGGTAACTCAATACAGGCGGTAAACAATCAAACTAAATGCCTTTCAGTGAGAGATATCTAGTTTGAAATAAATATAAGGAATTGATCATGAAAAACTTATATCAATGTGTAGAAAACGGTTACGAAAAACAATATCAAAACATGATGCGGAATATCGAAAATAACGACGAACTAGACGAGGAAATCGATAAACGAGCAAATGAGTTGATGCAAAATTTTAGTAACAACAACGACCAGCCGATAATCGATTTGATATCCCAATATTTAGAAAATAATGCCGTTGACCAAAATATATTTGCCCAGTTTGTAACAGACATTTGCTATTCACAGGCTAGAGCGGAATTGAATAAAAAAATAAATCAATACTATTAATTAATATACACGACAGCTCGGAAAGACGGCACGCTACATCCTATTTGCCCTCATTTGAGGGCTTTTTTACTGAATCTTCAAGGTGAAAAATGAGTTTAGATGATTTTTTAAATGCAAACCGAAAAAAACTTTTTGGATTTTACCGCACAATCAATCGATTGATTTGCAATGATGGTTTTTCAGTATCAATACAATGCAGTTATCTACATCACTGTACGCCTCGCTCAGAATTTGATGATACACGAGAATACACATCATTTGAACTCGGATTCCCGTCTATCGCTGATGAGTTGATATCCAAATATGCAGAAGATAAAGAATATCCAACAGAAACGGTATATGCGTGTGTACCGCGCGCAGTAGTTGAACAACTGATTAAAAACCATGGTGGAATAAAAAACAATTATCAGGAGTGGAAATCTGACTATCTGAATTTGTTGGAGCTAAAAATCAGATCACACAAATACTCAGCTAATTACACAGATATCTACATTAAAGAGTTATGCATTGAACTGTTAGAGAGAGGCGGGTTTCACGAGGATTACGGGCACTGGGAATGCGTAACAGCGGAACATGCATCACAAGAGAGTTTCAAGCTTTGGCTTGATGACTATTTTACAGACGAGGAATAAAACAATGGATAAATTAACACCACAGAATGCAGAACAAGAACATATGGTTCAAATTTTATTAGCAAAAATGCAGGGGATTGAGGTTGAATTTTATGCTTGCCACTGCGAAAAGTGGATATCATCTGTTGCTAGGGATATTGATCTGGATACAAACTATCGTATCAAATCACATGAATTACCAATCACCACAGAAATGTGGGCAATGATTGATAAAAAATGGAAATGGGCGGCAATGGATGAAGATGGAGAAGTGTATTTCTATACAAAAAATCCATCATCAGATAATTGTCTTTGGCGATATGATTTTGGTAAGTATAGAGGATGTGTTTTAGCTATAGACACGGACCGCATCGACTGGCGAAAATCTCTCACAAAACGCCCCGAGGGAGTATAAATGAACACAATACCAACAGATCATGTCGGCTGTAATGTTTATCAAACAGATCGATTTAGAAATGATTATAGACTAAACAAGGGCGAACAAATGTACGCCCTTTTTTGTACGTGTGTACTAACGATTGGCATGTTGTTTATGCTGTTTCACTGGATGTTTAAGATAGCAACTAATTAGAGAGAATATGCAAATGGAAGAATCATTTGAAAAGAAAATCTGGGACACCCTGTCCTCAATTAATGTTAACGACAAAATAGAGAAAAAAAACGGTCTTACATATTTGTCTTGGGCTTGGGCTTGGGGTGTATTAATGAAACATTATCCACAATCTACGTACATAATTAACTCTCCAGCTATAGAATTGGATGGCTCTATGACGGTAAGCGTCACTTTGACAATAAAAGAAGACAAGAACGAAGCAACTCGATTCATGTGGTTACCTGTTATGGACTTCAAAAACCACGCCATTAAAAATCCTAATTCAGTGGATATAAATAAAGCGACAATGCGGTGTTTGACCAAAGCTATATCAATGTTTGGGCTAGGGTTTTATATTTACGCCGGTGAGGATTTACCAGAAGAAGAAAAACAGGCGCAAAAAATTAATGAGGATGAGTTAAACAAAAAACGGGAATCATTAATAAAAGCGGTTGAACAATCCGCACAAAAGGGAATTGATGCAATGGCTGAATTTTGGAAATCATTATCAATTGAAGATCAAAAACTTATCGGAGCAGACGAAAAACGTCGCATCTATGAAAGCGTAGCAAAAGTGGCAGACGCAAATGGAACAGAGAACGGATGAATGGTTTAACGCGCGTCTAGGTAAAGTAACGGCTAGTCGTATAAGTGATGTAATGGCGAAACCTAAAAAAAGCGGACATGCCGCATCTCGCCAAAATTACATGGCTCAGTTGATTTGCGAGCGACTGACTGAAACACCTACCGAATCACGCACTAATACAGCCATGCAACGTGGCACAGAGTTAGAGCCAACAGCCAGAGAGCTATATGTATTAAATCAATTTGATATAACCGTTACAGAAGTGGGATTTATTCCCCATCCCACAATCGAAAATGCTGGAGCCAGTCCCGACGGACTAGTAAATGATGACGGGTTAATCGAAATAAAATGCCCTAATACATGGACACATTTAGAATTCATTCAGTCACTAAAACCAAAACGAGAATACATATTACAAATGCAATGGCAAATGATGTGTACGGGTCGAAAATGGTGTGATTTTGTGAGTTATGACGATAGATTACCCGACAATTTAAGTTACAAATGTGTCCGCATTAATTATGACGAAAATTTAGCTCAAGAAATCGAAATGGAAGTTATTAAATTTCTGCAAGAGCTTGATGAACGAATTAAACAAATAGAAAAAAATTATTCTAAAGAGAAGATGGCAAATAGAGGGATGTTACATAAATAATTCTATATATAATTTGAACTAATAAAATAATAAAACCAATACAAAACGAGATTACACCCCAATATTGTACAGGTAGAAAATAAACTTCATATTTATTAATGCGTTTTTTGATTTGCTTTTCGCTTATGTTGAAAATACCTGAGTGGTCATATACTTTTCGATTAATGACTAGTAATCCAAAAAATAAACCAATATGCCGTAAAACATAAGAAAAGTAGGGACAAAAAAATAATTTCCAATTGTCGCTTCTGTTCCATAATTCATTAAAAAAGCAGGATAAATATAATTAGTGATATGTGTAAAGCCAGCAAAGGAAAATATTGTTACAAACACAAAAAGCAAATTCTCTATAGTTTGAGTACAAAGATAATATTGAACCCAATTCATAAACATAATCACAATAAGATAACATGTTTATAGTATAAAACACTAAATTTAGTAGGAAAAGATTGCGAGTTACGTGTAACGCAGAATGGCAAGAATACAGCAAGTTTTAGTATAGCTGTAACACAAGGTTACGGTGAACACGAAAAAACGAGCAGGTTTACTTATCGTATATTTGGGAAGATAACTGAAGGATTATAACCTTATATTAAGAAAGACAAGCTGATAACTGTTCGTAATGAATACGTTACTGGAGAATGGGAATAATTGTGAGTATATTTTTACTCGCTCAACTGATAGACCTATTTACGATATTGATCGGAGAGACTTTAAACCATGCGTCGGAATTGTGGCGGTATACAATCAAACTAAATGCCTTTTAATGGGAGGTATCTAGTTTGATAAAATATGAGCTTTTTAGTAGTTCATAAATATTAATGCAACAGATGAATAATTTTTAACAGAAAATAGGTTGAATAGATTAAATTTAAAATTGAAATAATAAATGCTATGATACTCTCAAAGGTAATTTTTTTATTTCGTAAAATGAAAAAAATACCTGATGTAACCATGCATGCAATGATAAATTGAATAATAACAAGCAAAATTATGGTAATTACTGCTGTTATTGATATTCCATATTCTGTAATTAATTTAACAATAATTACAAATGGTAATATGCAACTTGGAATAAGAAAACACCAAAAAGTTACAGCTAGACTTAGTTCTCCCTTAACTAATCTCTTAAGTATATCCATATAAATTTCTCTTATGTAAATAAAACATACTATACAGCCAAAAGCATTATTTACAAATTTATTTACGAATCAGATTTAGACAAAAAAATCTAAAAGAAAGTAATAATATACTAGCTATCATGAGCCACAAAATAGCACTAATAATAGTCCCTGTTAATATGTTATATAAAATATTTTTTGAAATATTTGCATGACTGTTTTTTAGCTATCCGAATAGATTTAGGACTGTCTTCTTTATTTTAGTATCTTTTTTTGGGTTTATTCATCAAATTTTTTTTTAATATGACCAATTTCTAAAATTTTTAGATAATTTAGGCTTGATATCTTATCGTAATAAAATAAATTTACAATGCCTATAACTATCTAAATAAGTTCAATCTTATACTTTCATTTTAATAAGTAATTTTATTAAGCTGCAAACCGAAATAGATATTTAAATTTTATTATTAAAAAGGGCTTTATTCCTTTTTTAACCCCCAAAATCTGTTGATAAGTATTTTTATAATACCGCTAACCCATTGATTTAGCTAACCTAATAAGACTGGTTAAAATATGAATTAATGAGAGTAAGTTATAATCATTTTATCTATAAAGTACAAACACTAAAAAACCAAAAAGATAACAACATATTGGTATTAGCATTAATATCACACCAATCCATCGAGTAACTGTTTCCTTAGCAACGAATAAAATTACAATACCAATTATGAGAACAATTGCATAAAACCACCAAATAACAAATAGTGAAATTATAAATAAATCCAATGCACTCAGATTTAGAACCCTCGTTATACCCTTTTATTAAAATAAATTTTCACCCTAAATCAATTAAATTTAAAGATCAATTTATTTAAATCAAAAATACCGCACTATTCATTCAGTGTGCGATAACTATTATCTAAATTGGTATCTCTATGAAAAACGTTGTCAGCTTTAGCGGCGGTCGTTCGTCCGCATATCTAGTTCATTTAATGAAAACACGCCACCCTAACACGGATTTTATTTTTATGGATACAGGCACAGAACATCCAAAAACCTATGAATTTATAAAAGACATGGTTAAACATTGGGGGATAAAACTAACGTGTTTACGTGTAGTTGTGAACCCAGAACTTGGGCAAGCTAATTCGTATCGCGTGATAACACTAGATGAACTCCAGCCGGATTTACAGCCGTTTCGGGACGTTTGCTATAAATACGGAACGCCGTACGTTCACGGTGCATTCTGTACTCGCACAATGAAATTCGAGCCATTTACACGATATTGTAACGAGACGTACGGCAACGGTAATTATATAACGTGGCTAGGCATTCGAGCTGACGAGCCTAGACGATTAAAACCCAAACAGGGTTATAAATATTTAGCCGATATATGCGATTTTGATAAACAGGACGTTATCAACTGGTGGAAAACTCAGCCGTTTGATTTAGATTTACCGGAGCATCTCGGAAACTGCGTTTTTTGTATCAAAAAAAGCGTCAACAAAATTGCGCTTGCTACCCGTGACGAGCCAAAAATGGCGGAGGATTTTATCAATCTAATCAATGCCCCCGATGTCCGTGTTGTGGAACGTCGGCAACAGGCTAACAAGATCATGTACAGAGGTAACAATTCGTTGATTTCAATCATGGCTATGTACCAAAACCATACACGAGATGAAATTTTAGCAACGATTAGAGGGCGCGGGGGTTACGATTCTGGCTCATGTTCTGAATCATGTGAATTGTTTTCGTGTCAGTTGGATTTTGATTTAAACGATTAACTAAAGGAAATAAACATGACTGAACAATTAAAACCCTGCCCGTTTTGTGGCAGTAAATGTGATGTAGTTACTGTCAGTGGTCATACTCTCGTAGAGGTGATTAATTGACAAACAAAAAAATAATCAAACGTTTAATAAAAGGTAATTGGTATTTAAGGGCTGAAGATGACCACGATTTAGCTCTAATACTAAACGCCTGTCATGACGCTAAATTAATATGGATAAGCGGAAACACTAAGGTAAGCAACGTGATATTTGAGGATGATGAATACATCCTGCACCCAACATATTTTATTGGCGTTGATTGTGATGATACAGGGCTGTCATATAGCCACACACCATTTGCATTTGAATTTACCCATGACATTACAGAATGGTTTTATCGAGAGGTAATTAAGTGAAAGAGATTAAGAGATACAGCAAACTAAGGACCAAACATGACTAACTACACTAAAGACAGCGGGAAATGCTTAATGAAAAAATGTAAATTACTAACAACTCTCGAATCAATAGATAAATGGCTAAACGTAATAAATAGCGGGATTTTAAAACCTAAAACTAATACATGTAACAAATATAGCGAATTACCGGATGATGAAATAAATAAAGATGAATGCAAAAATGATTGAGTTAGGAGTATAAAATGACTTTAAAAAAATACAAAATAGAGACAGTTTTAAATTTAGACGGTGAGAAATCATTTGTAATGAAAGAAAGTCAGTTTGGTCATTACGTTACAAGCGAATGCGCCGAAAATTTATTAACTAAAATTAATGGATTAAGATTAACAATTACACTACACGAACGTAATGCATTGAGAATAAGAAACAAATTAACAGAACTAAGAAATAGCACCAGAGAATTTGGTTATTATAAATACAAATCAATAACGTTATCAGAAGTAATTCATTCATTAACTGAATGTTTGAGCAACTCAATCAAAAATGGAAAAAATAATGAACTCAATCAATATTTATTAAATTTTTTAAAATCAGTGATTGATAACTGCCTCGAATTAACAACAGATATCAGCATTGAAGAGATTCAAAAACTGATTAAAACATATTATCAATTAAAGCGGGAGACGAATAATGATGACTGATTATACAATTGAGGATCCTAGATACACAAAAGCTCAAGTATGCGCATACGTTGGCAATCTCGACCTGTCCACGCTAGATAAATGGATAGCGGCAAAAAAATTCCCAAAACCTGATTTGTATTTGGGTAGGCAACCTAGATGGAAGTTGTCAACAGTAAATTTTTATTTAGAACAAAAAGAGCAAGAATATCAAGAAAAACAGAAAAATAATCAATCAGTTAGATTATCGATATAATCAGCATACCACTGCATCATTTCACGCCTACCCTCCAAATATTGTGCGTGGTTGTAAATACCTCGCACACTGCCTTCCTCATGATTTAATTGTTTCTCTATCCAATCACTATTAAAGCCATGCTCATTTAAAATACTAGAAAACTGATGCCTAAAGCCGTGCCCGCTTGCACGGTTAGCAAATCCCAATCGTCGAATGACATGAAGTATTGCGCCGTTCGACATCGGCTTTGATGGGTGATTTCTATTCGGAAAAACATACTCACCGTGCCCAGTTATTGGCTGTAAAAATTTTAATATTTCTATCGACTGCGTAGCTAACGGGATTAAATGCACCCTGTCTTTTTTAACAACTTCCTCATCAATCGTTGCTAATTTCTGCTCAAAGTTAATATCGGACCATTTCAATGTAAGTAGCTCTATTGTGCGCGGGACGGTATATATCAAAAGCATAGTTGCATACCGTGTTAAAATATTGCCAGAATAACCTTTAAGCGCATTTAAAAATTCCGACATTTCGGCATCAGTAGCTAAAAAAGGAAAATTTTTTGACTGAGTTTTAGCCATTGCGCTTGATAATTCAGCCGTCGGATTAACTTCCGCCCTACCGGTAATAATTGCATATCTAAAAACTTCACCACATCGCATTCTCGCTTTTTTTGCTATTTCTAAAGCACCGCGACTTTCAATAGCTTTTAATACCGTTAGCATTTCCAGTGGTTTGATTTTAGTAATTGGTTCATTACCAATATATGGAAAAATATCGCGCTCAAATATGCTAATTATTTCATTTGCATATTTTTTTGACCATGTCGATTTTTTAGATGAATGCCATTCGCTTGCAATTGATTTAAAAGTATTGTCACGTTCAACATTAGCCAATAAAGCACTTTTTTTGCGCTCAAAGCTTGGGTCTTTGCCGTGCGCCAATAGTTGTTTGGCAAGTTCCTTTTCATTACGAGCATCAGATAAACTAATATATGGATATTTACCGATAGTTAAGGTTTTCCTTTTACCATTAAACTGGTAATCGTATCGCCATGACTTAGTACCTGATGGTGTGATATACAAATATAAGCTTTCAAAATCTGGTAGCTTGTAGGCTTTATCTTTGGGCTTTGCTGAGTCAATAGCTTTTATAGTTAGCAT